TCCCGGCTATCAATATGTTGGTGGTAGGCTCATTAACTATCACTTGCGCAAAATGGTTTATGGTGAGTTTGAGCCTTGGCATATTAAAAAGATTGTTGAGCGTAATGTCGAGATTGGTTTCTATGATGAGGAACTAATTGCTAGTTATGATGATGACGAATGGAGTGCTATTAATGACTTTATTAACCATGATCGTGATGAAAACTTAACCTATGCTGCAATGGAACAATTCCGCGGCAAGTATCTAGTAAAGAATCGTGTTACAAACGAAATATTCGAAACACCACAAGTAGCATACGCACTTATTGCAGCAACATTGTTTGCGCATTATCCTAAGGAGACTCGTATGCAGTGGGTAAAGGATTATTATGACGCTATATCTACATTCGATGTTAGCCTTCCTACTCCTGTTATGGCTGGTGTACGCACTCCACAGAGACAGTTCTCAAGTTGTGTACTTATTGAAACAGACGATAGTTTGGACAGTATCAATGCTACTACTAGCAGCATTGTTAAGTATGTCAGTCAAAAAGCCGGCATTGGCATTGGAGCAGGATCCATACGGGCCCTGGGCTCGCCTATTAGAGCGGGAGATGCTTACCACACAGGAGTTATCCCCTTCTATAAAATGTTTCAATCCGCTACGAGATCTTGTTCTCAAGGCGGCGTGCGAAACGGAGCCGCTACTTTGTATTACCCTATATGGCATTACGAAGTCGAGGATCTGCTCGTGCTTAAAAACAATAAAGGAACAGAAGACAACCGAGTCAGACACATGGACTACGGAGTTCAATTCTCAAAACTGTTCTATGAACGACTAATCTCAGGTGGCAACATCACACTGTTTAGTCCACATGATGTGCCTGGATTGTATGATGCTTTCTTTGCAGATCAGAATTTGTTCAAGGAACTATACGAAGCAGCAGAGCGCAAAACAAATATTCGCAAAAAGACATTGCCAGCAGCACAGTTGTTTGCAAGTTTCATGGAAGAACGCAAAAACACAGGACGCATTTATTTGCAGAATGTAGACCACAGTAATGACCATGGCAGTTTCAAACCTGAACTAGCACCTATTAAGCAGAGTAATTTGTGTTGTGAAATTAACTTGCCTACAAAGCCACTTAACGACTTTAATGACGAAGAAGGTGAGATTGCACTGTGTACACTAAGCGCAATTAACTGGGGTAACATTCGCAAGCCAGAGGACTTTAAAAAGCCTTGTGAACTTGCTGTGCGTGGACTTGATGCATTGCTTACATATCAAAACTATCCTGTTAAAGCAGCAGAACGCAGCACAATGAAACGCCGTCCTCTAGGCGTTGGTATCATTAACCTTGCATACTTTCTTGCACGGAATGATACAACTTATACTAACCCAAACTTGGATCTCATTGACGAGTATGCTGAGGCTTGGAGTTATTATTTGATTAAAGCCAGTGCAGATCTAGCAGTTGAGCAAGGTGCTTGCCCTGGTACAAATGAAACAAAGTATGGCGATGGCATTACGCCTAACCAAACTTATAAGAAAGATGTAGACGATTTAGTCAAGCATCAAGAACGCATGGATTGGAAAGGTCTGCGCAAGCAACTTGCAGCAACTGGTATTCGTAACAGCACACTAATGGCACTTATGCCTGCTGAAACAAGTGCGCAGATATCAAACAGCACAAACGGCATTGAGCCGCCTCGTGCGTTTGTCAGTGTCAAGCAAAGCAAGGACGGTGTTCTAAAGCAAGTTGTTCCTGGATATCCTCGTTTGAAAAACAAGTATGAACTACTGTGGGATCAGCAAAGTCCTGAAGGTTACATTAAGATCATGGCAGTACTGCAAAAGTATATTGACCAAGGTATTAGTGTAAACACCAGTTACAACCCGCAGCACTATGAAGATGAAAAGATCCCAATGAGTACAATGCTACAGCATTTGCTAATGGCATATAAATATGGTACCAAACAGTTGTACTACTTCAACACCTATGATGGCAGTGGAGATGACATGAGTGATCGTGTTGAAGGCGTATCTTTAGAACTTCCAGAAGAAGTTGAATATGAAGAAGCCTGCGACAGTTGCACAATATAAGAGAGCGGAAAAATGGCAGTATTAAACACAAGTAAACACAATCACACAGAGAAGATGGCATTCTTTGACGGCGAACTAGGTATGCAGCGTTATGACACACTAAAGTATCGCCAGTTTGATAAACTAACTGACAAACAGTTGGGCTTCTTTTGGCGTCCTGAGGAAGTAGATATTCTTAAGGACAGTAAGGACTTTAAGGAACTTACTAATAATGAACGTCATGTGTTTACTAGTAATCTAAAGCGACAGATCCTGCTTGACAGTGTACAAGGTCGTGCGCCAGCAGAAGCGTTTAATCCTATCTGTAGTTTGCCAGAGATTGAAAACTGGGTAACTACTTGGACATTTAGTGAAACAATTCACAGCCGCAGTTATACACACATCATCCGCAATGTGTACAGCGACCCAAGTAAAATCTTTGATGAGATGATGGACATTAAAGAGATTGTAGATTGTGCAGATAGTATTACAGAACTTTATGATGAACTTATTACTAAGAGCATGTACTACAATCTACTAGGCGTGGGCACACATACAGTCAACGGCAAGAAGGTTGTTATTGATATGTATGAACTGAAAACACTACTATGGAAAACACTGATGAGTGTTAACATTCTTGAGGGTGTGCGCTTTTATGTTTCGTTTGCATGTAGTTGGGCATTTGCTGAACTTAAAAAGATGGAAGGCAATGCTAAAATTATTAAACTTATTTGTAGAGATGAGAATGTACATTTGGGTAGTACCCAAACATTACTAAAACTGATGCCCAAAGATGATCCCGACTTTGCTCGTATCCAAGAAGAAACTCGGGACGAAATGGTACAACTATTTGTAGATGCAGTAGACCAAGAGAAAGCCTGGGCAGACTATTTGTTCAAGGACGGATCAATGATTGGACTAAATGCACAACTATTAGGTGACTATGTAGAATGGACTGCTAACAAACGTATGATAGCAGTAGGACTTGAAAGTCCATACAAAGGTGTAAGTAATCCTTTACCTTGGACACAAAAGTGGATTGCAGGTGCAGAAGTACAAGTAGCACCACAAGAAACTGAGATTAGTAGTTACGTTATTGGCGGCACTAAGCAAGATGTTAACGGTAGCACATTCCAAGGGATGAAATTGTGATTACAGTATATAGTAAGCCATTGTGTCATTATTGCACAATGGCTAAACAATACCTTGAAACAAACGGATTCGAATACGAAGAAATACGAGTGGATACCAATCTTGAAGCTAGAGAGTTTTTGATAAGTGAAGGGCATAGAACTATGCCTCAAATTTATAATAATGGAAAACTACTGGTAGCAGGAGGTGGGCAAGCACTTGTTCGTATGGATCCAAAAATGGTAAGAGAACTCATAGGAGAAATTGATGTTGGTGACATCCGGTTATAAAAAGAATGATATTGTAGGCATAAAATTAAGTACAGGTGAGGAAGTAGTAGCAAGATTTGACAACTTTGACTCAGTATATGGTGATAAAATTTTACACATCATAAAACCAACAGTACTAACACTAAACCCACAAAACGGTCAAGCAATGCTTATTCCATGGCTAATGAGTATGGATGTAAAAAGTAGTGACCCAGTTACAGTTAGTCAAGATCAAATCGTTGCTATGTATAAGCCATCTAAGGGCATTAGTGATGTGTATATGAAAGGTTCTACTGGTATTGCACTGCCAGATAGGTCAGATACAGAAAAGCTCACAGGACTTTTATAAATACTTGCATGGCAAGATATGTTCATAGACAAGGTGATAGTAGAATTTGCGGTGCAACAACTGTCGCTCAACAAAATACAGTAAGAGCAAACAACAGATGGGTCAGTATAGACGCTGATCCAAACACTCATGGCGGCGGCCCATTACGAGCAACCGACACTGTTGGTAAAGTTAGAGTTGAAAATCGTCCAGTTATACTCAATGGAGATCCTGCTGGTCCGGATAGTTTATGTCCTATACCGCCACATTGTGGACCAAATGCTAGTAGTGCTAGTCCAAATGTCAGAGCAGGCGGGGGGCAAACAGTACAATGAGTTTTAAAGATTTTAAAGCTGGCTTACAAAGTGCCAATGATTATTTAGATACTAGACATCATCTAAGTGGAACAAAAGCATCAGGAACAGATGCTTTTAGAGGTGTTGTAAGTGCTGAATACAGTTTTACACTTAGAGAATTATTATGTGGATTATTATCTGGTAACGGAGTTAAGTTACCTAATGTACAACTGTGTTTACATACTAATATTGCCGCATTACTTAATCTACCAAACATACAAGGTGATCTCAGAGATGCACTAAACGAATTACAAGATGGGGTAGAATCATTTATGGATCATACCAAGTTAGATAATGTGCTTGGCAGATTAAATGGCGTACTA